ATACCGGCCTGATCCACAATCTTGTTAACAGGTTGTGGCTGCTCTGGGTTGATCTTGACCATTTTTGTCTCACCATCTTCACCGATGATGCGAGCAATGCGCTGGGTGTCGTAAATCTTAGGGATCAAGTCCACTAATTGACGAGCAACATGGCGCACAGCACGGGTCAAATTGTCACCATAGTGGTAAGTTCCAACATCACCCTCGCGCTGACGAGCTAAAATGGCCTTGCCAGAACGTTCGTTGGAACCCATGCCTAAACTAGCGTTATATTGGCCAGTTGTAGACTTGATGTCCTCAGATGCGCCAGCCTTGGCTTGAAGCAATCCACTGGAAGCCATTGGCGGCTGGGCACGCTGGGGTATCGGCAACACCGCGCCTTGGCCATCAGTCACATCAGGGTTGACTTCCAAATATGGCCAGTTGTTTGTGTTGGCCGTCTTCCACTTGTCCTCATAGCCCTCAAACTGGCCACCATAGCCAATGAAAGGTGCCTTGGGTGCCAAAGCCAGCATCTCAGCTTCTTGTGACACCCAATAGTTGTACATGCGCTGGGCATCCTTGGCGTTACGCACAAGGCCAGACACGTACAAGCGGCCATCAACCTCAAATTCGTTGCCAACAACACGGATCACAGGAATCCATTTGCCAGCCCATTCTTTTTCTTCAAGAATCTCATACCCGTTGATCTTGCAATACTTAACCCTTGGGCGGTCAGACTCACGGCTGCGCTTGGGCTTGCCAAACTGCAACCTCAAAATCTTGTCTTCTGGCGTGCCTTCAAAGGCGGTCTGGTTGCCAGGGTACAAGTTCAGCGTTGTCTGGTCATAGTCAATGTAGTAATAACCGGCAATGCGCACAGTGTCTTCATTGAGCCAGTTGCTGATTGACTGATCACCCACGCCAAGGGACTGAAGCGTTGAAATAGGTGCGGCATCTGGATACTGGCGCTCATATTCTGCTTTGGTCAGGTCTTCAGTAATAAAGCAATACTTAGCATCCGCACCCGTTGGGTCTTGGATCAATGGATCCATGTAGACCGAAAAAGAGTTGCGAACACGGCCAATCTTGATGTCCTGATCGAATGTGTTCTCATCACAATACTCGGTCATCAGTGTGATGTAGCCCTCGCCATAAGACACCTGATTTTCGCAGGCCGTGTCGTAGGCCACGTCAGCGTCAGAGATGTACTCGATGTGGCGAATCATGCCGTTGAAAATGTCAGCCACTTCCACGTCGGCGTTGTCATCCACAGGAATGACCTTGGCGCCTGGGCGGTTCTGACGCATGTCATTCGTCACTTGACGAACGTGTTGCGGCAGTTTGTTAATCGTGAGTGTCGGTCTAGCGTTGATCGTTTGACCCTGCACCGCGCCTCGGGTGGCCAAAACGTCAGCAGGCCATTGCCAGTGATTATCAGGCGAGCCAGCATAAAAGCGCAGATCGTCAATTTCGTCTTCGCGGGATTCCGCTAGGGCAGAGACAGCCATATCCAGCCGCGCACGGGCGGTTGTCAATATATCCGCAGCACTATTTTTAGGCTTACCGCCAGCAGCTACGTTAGCCGCCGCAACAATACCAGTAGGATCATTCATTCCAAAACCCCTAAAATGTGAGGCTCACGCATGATGACATAATCTTTGCCATCCTGCTTAAATTCTTGCCCTACATCGAAGTATACATGGTCACCAACTTTGATGTCTAGGCATTTTGGGCCAATCGAAATTGCAATGCCAGTACCTAGCTTTTCAGTCTGCGGCAACACAAACAATGGGTGCTTCTCAACATCGCGCTCAATGATGATGCAGTCTTGCAATGCTTTCATTTCTTTTTCTTTTCGGCTTCGCGCTTGACTGAGTAAGCAATTGCGACTGCCTGCTTGACTGGTTTGCCTGCTTGCACTTCAGCTTTGACGTTCTTGCGGAAGGCTTCGGGTGATTTTGATTTGACGAGTGGCATGTTATTTCTTCTTTGCAGTTTTGGCTGAGTCTTTAAAATCCTTGGCTGTCGGCGCGCCTTTGGCACCTGGCTGGCGCATTTTTTCTTTGCTGCCAGCGGCTATACGAGCCTGTTTTGCGTGAATATTTGCATAAAGTCCGGGCTTTTTCATACTAACATTTCCATCGTTTAAGGGCCGCTTTAGCGCGTTCGCCATCCTTGGCGTTGGCCGCTACTGCGCCCATCCTTGCACAAAATGAATCCTTGCGACCCTGATCTGCCTTGGTCTTAGGGTTAGGCGCTGGCGCTTTGAGGTTAGAGCCAGTCTCGCGGTTGTATTTCTCGCGCCCTTTGGCCGTAAGCCCTGCACCTTTGCTGACCGGCAACTTTTCACCACGCCCAACGCTTAAGGATACTGATTTTTTTGTCATGAACCCATCCAAGAAGTTGCAACCACGCCTCGATCACTGTACATGCGGCGCTGCGTGGATTCACGCGCCTCACGGTGGGCCACGGCAAAGGCAAAAGTCACGCAGATCGCGTCAGCCGCGTCAGGTGAGGCCAATCCGCGTGCCTTCATGTCCTTTTTTGACTCCAAGAAAATAGTACCCTTGGAGTCGGGCTTCATCATAGGTGAAATTAAATCAGTTTTCAAAAACCTGTCAAGCGGGATTGAAGCAGTTTTCAACCAATCCTTCATTTTGCCCCACATTTCAGCCCTTTTGTTGCCATACATGATCGGATTTGTCGATTTATTGCCAAAGTTGACACCTTTAACTTTGTACCTTTGCTCTTTCAAACGATCAACAATACCCGCGCCCAAGCCGCCTTCGTCGATCACGACTAAAGTCGGGCGGTATTGTTCAATCGCTTCGATTACATGACCAACCACGGTCATGGTGTCATCGCCCCGATGGCGCTGGATTGATATGATGTCCCGCCCTTGCCGCACTGCAATGACCGTTGCGTCTGCACCAAAGCGTGCAGGGTCTACGCCGATCACTATTGGTGCTGATTGGTCTTGGTACTTAGGCCGCTTCATGGCGTCGTCTACCAAACTGACCGATATGAACTGATCGTCGCCTTCAGATGGAAACTGACCGTAGACCTCAACGTGCGCCTGTGATGAGTCTGGCCCATACTCGTCAATAATCTGCTGATAGACCTGTTTGTCCGTGCCTTCAACCGTGCGGGCGTCCACCACCTTGGTCGTCCAAAACTCGCGTTTGCTGTTAAACGCCTCGTAGAAATACCCCGTATTGCGGCGCGGATTGCTAAAAGCCATCCAGAACCTGTTGGGCGTGTTTTCTGTAAAGAATCCGCTTGTCACTGCCCAGATGCTGTCGTCAATACCAGACGCCTCGTCAAACACGACTAGCACACCATCAAAGTTGTGTACGCCAGCGTACGCGTCGGGATTCTCCGCTGACCAAAGCCTGCCTTCCACACCCCAGTAACGCGTGCCCTTCTTGAGATCACGCTCGACCAGTTCCGTGAGCCACTTGGCGGGCATGACCCGCGTAGCTGAGACTTCAAACCAATGGCTGTTAATAGCAGTTGCCAGCCACTTGGTAATCTCGGCCCATGTGACTGAGCGCAGTTGCGACTCACTGTTGGCTGAGATGATGGTTGTCGAGCCTATTCTGGTCGTTAGCATCCAGATGGTGATCCAACTGACTAGCGCCGATTTGCCAATACCACGGCCCGATGACACGGCATGTCTAAGGGTATTGAAATCTAGCTTGCCCTGATTGTTTTTAATGTGGTCGGCTATTTGGGTGAGGACCTCGCGCTGCCATTTGCGCGGGCCTTTGAAATGTTCCAGCGGTGTGCCAGGCTGACCCCAAGGAAAGGCAAACATCACAAACGCCAGTGGGTTGTCCTTGATCGCTGGCGCCCACAGACGGGACATCAGTTCCTGTTCGTCTTCAGCGCTGTATATGGTCGATTGCATGGACTTGGGCTTCTATGATGTTGGCGTCTTCTACAGTTAGCGCTCTCTTGGTCGCTTCGGCCAGCGCGCCTGTGATGGATATGCGCTGATCCACTTCGACAGATATGGCTTGCTTGGCCACCCAGCCGTGTTGATGTTTG